ATGGTGAAGTCACACAAAAAGATATTTTAATAGGTAAAGGTGTAATCAAAAAAGCTAAAGGTGGTTTAATGAAAAGAATGAAATTTGTTGATGGTGAATTATCAACTAGAGAAGTTATTGAAATAAAAAAAATGGAACAACTTCAAGCAATGCAAGATAGTGGTTTACCATTAACTGACCAACAAGAAAAAGAATTAAAAGAATATAAAGCTTCAAAAAGTATGAAACCTAAAATGGCATTAGGTGGTATGATAGGAGTTGAAAGAAGTAAGTATGACCAACGACCAGATTATCAAGCTTATGCTGAAGGTGATATAGTTGAAGATGAAGATATGGCAGAAGCTGAAACAGATATGGAAATGATGGCAGAAGAAGACCAAGGTTTATTAGAACCATTAGGAATGAATGAAGAACCTATGGATGAAGAGATGGAAGATGAAGACATGGGTGACATGGATGCTATTATAGATACATCAGCTTTATCAGAAGAAGAAGAAAAAATTTTAGATGATGCAGTAGAAATGCATCCAGAACTAGAAGCAATTATTCCAAAGATAGTTGCAACAGAATTTACAGATGATGGAGAAGTAGAAGGACCAGGAACAGGAACTTCAGACTCTATCCCAGCATTATTATCAGATGGTGAATTTGTATTTACAGCAAAAGCAGTTAAGCATCTTGGTGTAGACAAATTAAGAAAGATGATGAAACAAGCAGAAGAAGCTTATGATGCTGGAGTTCAATCTCAAGCTGAACAGCAAGAGATAGTATAAAGAATTTGTAGAGAGAGGTAACTCTACGAATAGACAAGCTACCTTATAATAAATTTTTATTGTAAGCCCTTGTAGCTTCGTTTTAAAAAGAAACACCTACCTTAGCTACCTTCAGTTAAGTGAAGCCCTAAAGGAGGACTATATGAGTAATCAAAACGAAGAAGGACTAAAAAAAGTCGCAGCAAACCCGTACAACATGAAGAAAGCTTGGCATAACGATGATTCGATGCCTAAGCCACTACAGAGTGCTGATTCTGGTTTGTATGTGCCAAACCCTGAAAGTACTAGAGAAGATTCAACTGCTACTGCTGATAACAGCAACCCAGAAGATTCTAACGAAAGTACTGCAGCCACTATGGATAAGGTTCAAGACTCAGCATTAAATGTTGAATCTACCCCTTATGCAAAGGTTGATTATAAAAAGAGGTACGATGACCTCAAACGATACTATGACAGGAAACTAGGTGAATGGAATAGTAAGGAGAACGAACTCAAGACACAGTTAAGAGAGAATGCTCCTAAGTATACACCACCTAAATCTGCTGAAGAGCTTGAAGCTTTTAAGAATGATTATCCTGATATATATGGTGTTGTGGAAACCGTTTCTCACTTGCAGTCTTCAAATCAAATTAAGACTATGCAAGAAGAACTAGAAGAGTTAAAGAAAGCTAACAAAACTTTACAACAAAGAGAAGCAGAGTTAGAACTTTCTAAGTATCATCCAGACTTTGAGAATATCAAAGAGTCAGATGATTTTCATCAATGGGCTGATGCTCAACCAATGGAAATTAAAAAATGGATATACGAAAATAATTCTGATGGTAAACTTGCAGCAAGAGCAATCGACTTGTATAAGAAGGACCGAGGACTTGGATTAGATAAAAAACCTGGTAAGAAACAACCTAAGAATGAGGGTGCTGATTTATTAGTTAAAACTAATGAGCAAGTACAAGTTCCTCAATCAAAGGAAAATTTCTTCAAACGTTCTGATATTGCTAAAATGTCAGATGCTGAGTTTATGCAATACGAAAAAGAAATTGTAAAAGCTCAGAGGGAAGGTAGAATTATAGATTAATTCTATCTTATTTTTATTAATCAACAACTATAACAAAGGAGTATAACTATGGCAAAATTTGCTGGTGGTTCTACGTACAACTTTGGATTAGCCGTTTCAGGTCAAACTAATGGTTTTTTTATTCCTGAAGTCTATTCAAAGAAAGTACAAATAGCTCTAAGAAAAGCTGCTGTTGCAGAAGCAATCTGTAACACAGACTACATGGGCGAAATCTCAAGCTTTGGTGATACAGTAAACATTATCAAAGAACCTCAAATTAGTGTAAACGATTACACTAGAGGTTTAGCTGTAACATCAACTAACTTAACAGACCAAGAACTTGTTCTTACAATTGACCAAGCTAAATCTTTTGCATTCAAATTGGATGACTTAGAGAAAAGATTCTCTCATGTTAATTTCCAAGCGATTGCATCAGACAATGCTGCGTACAAATTGAGAGATGCAATGGATGCAAATATCATGACTGCAATTTCTGCAGGTGCTGGTGTAACAACTGGTATGGGAACAACTTCTGTTCCGATTGATATTGGATTCGGTTCTGGTGAAGTTGACCCTCTAAACCAAATGGCTTTAGCTGCGAAAGAGTTGGATGAAAACAACGTTCCAGAAGAAGGCAGATGGTTTGTGGCAGCTCCTGAGTGGTACAATGTTTTATCAAACACAGCTTCTAAATTATTAACTGTTGACTTCAACGCAGGTCAAGGTTCAATTAGAAACGGTTTGGTAGCATCTGGATTACTTAGAGGTTTCCAAATGTACAAATCTAACAACTTACCAACTAATGACTTAACTGGTGCTTCACCAGCAGGTACTGCTACGCAGCCTGAAGCTTTATTTGGTCATATATCTGCAGTATCTGCTGCTTCAGCAATGAACAAAGTAGAAACTGTTAGAGATACGGCTACATTCAGCGATATCGTTAGAGGTCTAATGGTATGGGGTAGAAAAGTACTTAGAGATGATTCAGTAGGTAAAATTATCTACGTTATCGACTAATAGTATATAAATGGTAGGGGGTAGCAATATCCCCTACTATACCAATTAATAAATAAATAGGATTTAATATGCCAATGAAAAAAGCAATGCCAGGTGGCAAAGTAGTAAACAAAGGTAAATATAAACATGGTGGCAAAGTACATGCTAAAGCATCTGATAAAAAGAAAATGATGTATGGTGGTATGATGTCTAAAAAGAAAAAGTAATTTCATATGGGTATAATGTCTTCACCTGCTTGGACTCGTAAAGAGGGTAAAGACCCTAAAGGTGGTTTGAACGCAAAGGGTAGAGCATCTTATAATAAAGGTCGAACTAAGACTGGAAAGAAAAGAAACCTTCAACCACCTGCTCCCAATCCTAAAAATAAAAAAGATGCTGGTAGAAGAAAATCTTTTTGTGCTAGAATGAGAGGCATGAAAAAGAAATTAACTTCTAAGAAAACTGCAAGAGACCCTAATTCAAGAATTAATAAATCATTAAGAGCATGGAATTGTTAAATGGCTAAAACTTATCTATCAATGACTAACGAATTGTTAGTTGAAATAAATGAACCAGAAGTTACAAGTGTTGCAGGTGCTGTAGCAATACAAAAATTTGTAGCGAATTGTGTTAATAGAGCTTACTTTGATATTGTAGATGCTCAAGACACATGGTCATGGTTAACAACTGCTGCACCACAAGATAATTATAATGGTAATACTTATATAGAAACTGTTGCAGGTACTAGATGGTACTTATTAAAAGCAGGTTCATCAAGTGTTGATACTGATTATTCAAATGTAGACTGGGATAGTTTTACATTAACAGAAGAAGGTGTAAGTGGTAAAACTGCACCATACAAAATTCAAAGCTTACCTTTTACTTCATTAGAAACTTGGAAAGATTTTTATGCTGCAAGTGAAGAGCAGGATAAATCTAATGAACAAAATTATGGAGTACCTACTAAGATTATAAGAAGTGAAGATGGTAGAAGATTTGGTTTATCTCCAATACCTGATGGAGTTTACAGAATTTACTTCAATGCATTTAATAGACCTTCAGCATTAGCAAATGATACTGACGTAGTATTATTTCCAGAACAATATAAACCTGTATTATTAGCTAGAGCAAGATATTATATTTATCAATTTAAAGATAATATTTCTCAAAGTCAATTAGCTTTAGATGAATATAAAAAAGGTTTAAATAAAATGATTGAACAATTAAATGCTCCACAACCTAAGTATGTGGAAGATGATAGAAGATTATTTATATAAAGGAATAATAGATGCCAACTCAAGGAGCTTCCATTACTGTACAAGGTGGCTTGGATTTAGTTTCAAGTTCACATGCTTTATTTAGAACTCCTGGTGCTGCAACTAAATTACAAAATTTTGAATCTTCTACAACAGGTGGTTATCGAAGAATAAATGGTTATCAAAAATGGGGAACTACAAGTGCTGTAAGTCCATCTGGAACTGTTACTGATTTAATACATGGTTTAAAAAATTATGCTGATGGCATAGTAGTTGCTCAATCTGATGATTTATATTTTAGTACTACAGGTACTTCATATGTTCAAATAAATAAAGATACATTTACAACAGGACCAGGAACAGTTTCTATTTCTTCAGGTTCTGCTACAGTAAATGGAACTGGTACTTCATTTACAACAGACTTTGCTGCAGGTGATGATATTAAAATAGTTTCTCCTATTAATGGAACTAATATTTATAAAATTTTATCTGTAACTAGTAATACAATATTAACTTTAGAAACAACTGCTATTACTAGTAGTACACAAAATAATTTAACATATGGTATTGGAGGAATACTTGTAGGTAGTTTACCTGCTGCTACAACATTACCTAGAACAAATCAATCAAATGTTAAATTTGTAAATTTTGAATCTACAGGTGGTCAAAATGGTACTTTATATTTTGTAGACGGAGTTAATAAAATAGGTGAATTTTCTATACATGATGATGGTACTTATCATTATGAAGACTTAAATAATACTTCTCCAGTTGGTTGTTCTTTAATAGAAAGATATGCGGAAAGAATTATTGTAGCTGGACAAACTTTAAATCCAAGTACTGTATATTATAGTACTAGATTAAAACCTTATGATTTTACAGGTGCTTCAGCAGGTTCAATTGATGTAGGTGATATAGTAACAGGGATTAAAGTTTTTAGAAATAGCTTAGTTATATTTTGTAAAAATAGTATATATGAGTTGACAAACCTTGATTCTACTCCTATAATTAAATCAGTAACTAAAAACATTGGTTGTGTAAGTGGAAATTCAATTCAAGAGATAGGTGGAGATTTAATTTTTCTAGCACCTGATGGATTAAGAACAGTTGCTGGTACTGCTAGAATTGATGACGTAGAATTAAGTTCTATCTCTAGAAAAATATTACCATTAATTAATGACTTGTTAGATAACATTGGTAATTATACTTTATCAAGTATTGTTATTAGAGAAAGAAGTCAATACAGATTATTTTATTATCAATCTGGTCAAGCTGATTCAGGACAAAGAGGAATCATAGGAACATTTAAATATAGTTCAGATGGTATACCTGCTTTTGAATGGAGTCAAACAAAAGGTTTACCTGTAAAATTTTGTACATCAGATTTAGATAATTCAGGTACAGAAGTTATTTACCATGCTGATGAATCTGGTTACATCTATCAACATGATACTGGAAATAGTTTTGACGGTAATAATGTTGACGCAGAATTTCAAACACCAGATATGGACTATGGTGATAATGGTTTAAGAAAAAGTTTATACAAAGTAAAAGCTAATATTGAACCTGAAGGAACACAAAACGATTTACTATTAAGAGTAAGATATGATTTTGATAGTTCAGAAGTTCCACAACCTGGAAATTTTAATGTAGGTAATTTAAGTTCTGCATCATTATTTGGTTCAGCAGTTTTTGGTACAGCAGTATTTGGAGCATCAAGTTTACCTAGTAAAAGTATTTTAATTACAGGTAGTGGATTTTCAAATAATTTTAAATTTTTTAGTAATGATACTAATGCTCCATATTCAGTAAATGGAATGTTTGTTTCATTCATAGCAGGAGGAAGAAGATAATATGGCAGGATACACTAGACAAAGTTCATTTATTGATGGTGATACTATATCGGCATCATTATTTAATAATGAATACAATCAACTATTAGCAGCATTTAATAATTCAACAGGACACAAACATGATGGTACTGCTGCTGAAGGACCTGTTATAGCTTTAATTGGAGATGCAGGATTATCAAGTCCTTTAAATAAAGTATCTATTGACACTTCAAATAATGAAATAGAATTTTTTATTAATGTAGGTTCAGTAGCAACTCAACAATTTAAAATTATAGATGGTGCAATTGTACCAACAACAGATAATGATATTGATTTAGGTACATCATCTTTAGAATTTAAAGATGCATACTTTGATGGTACAGTAAATTTAGATTCATTAGTCATTGGTTCAGCTACAGCTATTACAGATGTAGATACAGATTTAACTTCAGTATCAGCAAGTGATGATACATTAGCTAGTGCTAAAGCAATTAAAACATATGTTGATGCACAAGTTACAGCTAGTGATTTAGATTTTGAAGGTGATACTGGTGGTGCTCAATCAATTGATTTAGATTCACAATCTTTAACTATTGCTGGTGGAACAGGTATTGATAGTGTAGGTTCTGCTCAAACAATAACTTTAAATATAGATTCATCAGTTGCAACACTAACTGACACTCAAACTTTAGAAAATAAAACTTTAACAACTCCAGTAATTTCTTCAATCTCAAATACTGGAACTATTACTCTTCCAACATCAACAGACACATTAGTAGGTAGAGCAACTACTGATACATTAACAAATAAAACTATTGATGCTAATGGTACTGGTAATAGTATTACAAATCTTGAAGTTGCAGATTTAGCTTCAGGAGTTTTAGATACAGATTTAACAAGTGTCTCTGCTAGTGATGATACTCTTGCTTCAGCAAAAGCTATTAAGACTTATGTAGATTCACAAGTAACTTCATCAAATGAATTAGATGAATTAACTGATGTTAACATTACAAGTCCTTCTGATGGTTCATTATTATTTTATGATACAACTTCATCTAAATGGATTGACAATGTAGTATCAGGTGATATAACAATTGCTGATACAGGTGTTGCTGCAATTAGTTCAGGTGTAATTGTTAATGCAGATATTAATGCTAGTGCTGCAATTGATGCAACTAAGATTCACGATGGTTCAATATCAAATACAGAATTTGGATACTTAGATGGTGTAACAAGTAATATACAAACTCAACTTACAAGTTTAGATACACTTAAAGCACCTTTAGCTTCTCCAACATTTACAGGTACAGTTTCAGCACCAACTCCTACAACAGGAGATAGTTCAACTAAAGTTGCTACAACAGAATTTGTTACAAATGCAGTAGCAGTTGAAAATGAATTAGCTGAAATGAATGATGTAGATATTACTTCAGTTTCAGATGCTGACTTCTTAGTTTATGATAGCACAGCTACTAAATGGGAAAACCAAGCTATCTCTGGTGCAGTTACAATTAATAATACTGGTGTAGCTACATTATCTGCTGGAGTAGATGCAACTAAGATTGCAGATGGTTCAGTAGACAATACAGAATTTCAATATTTGAATGGTGTAACTTCAGCTATTCAAACTCAAATAGATAGCAAACAAGCTACTATTGATGCTTCTAATAGATTAAATGCTAATTTAGTAGGAGATGGTTCGGTAGATAATACTGAATTAAGTTACTTAAATGGAGTAACAAGTGCAGTTCAAACACAACTAGATGGTAAAGCTTCAGCAGGATTTGCAGTCGCAATGGCTATCGCCTTGTAGTTGACAAACTTTAAAATAATTGTTATAATTAGGATAATTCTATGGCACAAGATTTCGAAAGATATTTACAACAAGACATTTCAAATTCATCAGGGTCTCCAACTGTTTTAAGAACAGCAGCAGATTCAGATGATGCAATCATTGGTATTAGATGTGCAAACACTTCTGGTACTTCTGTGAATGTAACTGTCTATGTAAAAAATGGAAGCGACACTTATCATATTATTAAAGATGCACCTATTCCTTCAGGTGGTTCTTTAGAATTAATTGATGGTGGCTCTAAAGTTGTTTTACAATCTGGAGACTCAGTTGAAGCTTATGCTTCTGCAGCAACTTCAGTTGACATCATTACAAGTGTTGTAGATACTATCTCAGCTTAATAAGGAAATATTAAATGGCATATGTCGGTAAACAACCTGCAGCTACAGCTTTAACGGCTGATGATTTAGCAGACGGTATTGTATCAAATAGTAAACTAGCAACTGATTCAGTTACTAGTAATAAGATTGTTGATGCAACTGTTGCTAATGCAGATTTAGCAGGTAGTATTGATAATGCTAAATTAACTAATTCAAGTATTATAATTAATGGTAGTGCTGTTGCTTTAGGTGGAAGTGTAACAGTTGGAGAAACTAAACCAACTATCTCATCTATATCTCCAGACACAATAG